GTCTGGAAGACGTATGTTGAGGTCACGCTTCCCGACACAGACTTTTCGCTCTACGCGAGTGATATCGTGTGGACTTTCGGTGCTCGCCGCCGTCTCGGGTATGTTCTTCTCCAGCAGATTGAGGTGGAGATTGGCGGTCAGATCATCGATCGTCACTATGGCGAGTGGCTTTACCTCTGGGAGACGCTCACTGCAGACTTTGATACCTCGTCCAAACTCGACCCCATGACCGGTGGAGATGAGCATGGAACCGTCACCAACAGCAACGCCTGTGGTGGTCGTCCCAATGTCCTTTACGTGCCTCTCCAGTTCTGGTTCAACCGCAACCCCGGACTTGCACTCCCCCTTATCGCGCTCCAGTACCACGAGGTTCGTTTCAACATCACTCTTGGAAGTGCAACTGACCTCGTCACTGCGAACACTCAGGCATCTGGAACCACCGTCAGTGCTGCTGGTTCTCGTCTCCCTGCGATCAAGGACATGGCGCTCTACCTCGATTATGTCTACCTTGACGTGGACGAGCGTCGTCGCTTTGCCCAGGAGTCGCACGAGTACCTCATCGAGCAGCTCCAGTACGAGGGACAGCAGCAGATCACCACCTCCTCTGCTCGCCTCGACCTGACCCTCAACCACCCCATCAAGGAACTCGTGTGGGTCTTCCAGGATCAGCGCCTCGTGGACTGCGGCGATACCACTCTTACCAACTTGTCCCTCCCCGCCGCAGCAAACGGCGGAAGTACCACCACCGTGACTGGAACTGCCAATGCATACACGCAACCTTTCACGTACAGCGACATTGTCAATCGCGCGCGCCTCCAGATCAATGGACAGGATCGCTTTGACGAGCGTTATGGTGATTATTTCTGGAAGGTCCAACCCTACCAGCACCATACCGGAGGCAGCACCGCTGCGTGGCCCAAGAGCGTGAGTCCTTCTCGCGACAACCCCATCAACGTGTACTCCTTTGCCATCCAGCCCGAGGAGCACCAGCCCAGTGGCACGTGCAACTTCTCTCGCATTGACTCGGCGACTCTCGTCTTCGACTCGGCCACCTCTGGTGGTGCGGGCACGTTCCCCAGCAAGCAGTACCCGTACAACTTCCGTCTGTATGCGGTCAACTCCCACATCTTCCGCATCATGAGTGGTATGGGTGGACTCGCTTACAGCAACTAAGCATCCTCATAACAAACCATGAACTACTGGGGATATCACCTCATTCTCAATGCGCGCAAGTGCCGTCCTGCCGCAATTCGATCCGCAGAGACCATTACCTACTTCACCAAAGACCTCGTCAAGAAAATCGACATGGTGCCCTATGGAGAACCCCAGGTCGTTTTGTTTGGAACGGGAAACAAGAAAGGATATACACTCGTTCAGTTGATTGAGACATCCAATATCTGCGCGCACTTTGTGGAGGAGACCAATGACATGTATCTGGATGTGTTTTCCTGCAAACCCTTCTGTGCTGGCGACGTGAAGGAAGTGATGCAGAAGTATTTTGCTCCGGAGCACAGTGACTCATTTCTTCTCAAGCGTGACGCCAACAAGCGTCTGCTTTAGTTTTTCGAGATACAGAATCGCATCCATGTGCTCTTCCTGCGCATGATTAATCCAATCAATCACTGACAAATCCGTTCGATCAAGAGTTGTCCCATACTTCTTCTTGCCAATCTCTGATCGAATTTGAAACTTCGCAATAATGGTCCGCACAATGCTGTCCATTCTTATGAAGGTTCTGGGTCTTCTTCGAAAATGCGTTCTCGACGAAGTTCCCAATACTCGCACCCAACAATGCATGCGAGCAACCCTACCATGAACGTCAAAAAGACGACGACAATTAAATACGGATCCATTAATAAGAAATGGGAATTCCCCGTGTATATTGGTACGTCCTTCTCATTGTGATGCTTGAAACTACGGCAATGTCTTGTTTCAAACGAAGCGTCGACAACACAGCGTTCTTTGCTGTCGGCGTTCTCTTTTATGCAGCAGTTGGGTATCTGCTTCGTCTCACCTTTAACGGGACTGGAATGGCAATGACCAACGCGTTGTGGTCAGGATTGTCAGTTGTTGCCACGACAGTTGTCGGAACTCTGCTCTTCAAAGAAATCCTCCACCTTCACGATTTTCTCGCGATCGCTCTAATAGCTTCTGGAGTGATGATCCTGAAGGTGACTGAGTAATCGCACAACGCTGAAGATACCCCTCATAAATCATATATCCCCAAAGCGGACGCAGTTCGTCTTCTCCATCGTACGCAATGACAAAGCACCAGCGTTCGTGCTCTCGTCTCGCAATGCGCTCTTCAATTCCTTTTGCAACAACCTGTTCAACCGCAGAAAATGTCGTAAAGATTCGCATATCCTCCCATTCGGGATTTCCAGTTGGGACCAGAAGATAGATCATCTATTCTTCTTCCGGTCACTGTCTGTAAGTTTTGTGTTTGGTTTGCATTTCCCGATACCAAGTGTCTGCTGGAGCATGAGAGGTGCGGGCATTCCATCTCCCGGGCATTTCACATGATCATGTCCTAAAATATGCCCCATCTCATGGGTGACCATATATTGGCGATATGACTTGAGTGAAAGTTTGCTAGGAGGTGCACCCTGTGTCCAACGCATTGAATTTAAAAACATATGGCGCCCATTCATTTCCGCACACGAGAGATTGCCATTCTGGCATCCATTGGTTGCCAGCGTTGATGGAGATGATAGATGAATTTCAACATCAACCGGAGTTCCTCGTTCAAACACGTATCCTTCAGACACCCATCCATCGGGATCGGCAAGATAGACATCGACTTCGCGAGCAAACAACTCTGGAGAATACGAAACATCCGGATCTACGATTGTGATGTATTTGATTTTCATTGTTCTCTCGCCGATAGAAGAAATGCAGCGCACGTGCTGTCTACTTCCCGCAACAATTCGATCGCTCTGCGAAATGGGATGTATTTACCGTGATTCGACGTTGAGACATCTCGCATGTCCCACTGCTATTGCTCGCAAGACGGTTTGCGCCGCCCCCTGTGAGATTCGACCATGCCCGTGTTTTCCTCCCAAAAAGGAACTCAAAGTCATTCCCAGACCCAAGATTAAAGATCTCGAATGAAGTGCTCGTGTTGCAAGAAAAAAGTTGTTGTTGAATTCAAGTGTTCGTGTGGTCACGTCTATTGCGTAACATGCCGCCTTCCCGAGGTCCACAAATGTTCGCCACCGAAAGACACGGTTGTTCTTGTCAAAGTCGTTGCTGAGAAACTGGAGAAGATCTAATCGTCGAGCGCATCCATCAAATAATTCATAAATCGCGTCATCGAACGGCGCCCAACATTGTAGCGTTCCAAGACGCACGCTGTTGCGGTTCCCTCTAGGTTTAGAACCTCAATTTTTAGGTAGGATCCCGGAGCACATTCGTTGTAGACCGTTACAATCCACTGTGTCGGGGACTCTGGTAGAATCTCGTACGTTACCGCCTTGTAGTGTGTCAAGACATCGTCCAGTGCGTTGTCGAGAGTTCGCATTTTGATGAGTTCTATTTTTCCGGAAAACAAAAAATCCGTTTCCAAGAGCAATGAACATCCTTGTTGAAATGCTAATTGTGGGACTCGTCCTTATCCCAATGTATTGGGTATCTGAGAAACTTGTGGGATCCTATGGAAAGTGGGTCACGGTTGCAGTTGCGGGCGCACTCTTTCACGGTCTCTTTGAGGTGACTGGACTGAACGCAGCGTATGCTGCGGGCAAAAAGTAGTGCGTTGCCATTCCTCCCCCAATTTAGTTCTCCTCGACTGCCATCGGCGTCACCACCGTGTCCTCCACTGGATTCGCCTCTCCCCAGCAGCAGCGGCAGACGTGCTCCTCGCCAATCGTCTCCACACAGATGCCGTGCTTCAGGCAGTGGGCACAGTCGCGCCACACCTGCTTGACGCGAGTAGAGTACCCACGCCATGCTGCCTGGATGCGAGTCGCCAGCGCATTCGCCTCGGCAATCCTCGCGATCCTTGCCTCCTCGCGCCACTGCTCCTGCTGCGCTGCTGCCTTGGCAAGAAGACCAAGCACTCGCTTCCACTCCTTTGCGTCCTCCTCATCCTGACGCTTCTGCCAATACGCTCCCGCACGCCAGCGCTTGGGTCCGCGCATCACCTGCTCATTCAGGTCCAACCACTCCACGATATCGTCCCCGTACATGCACGGGTTCTCAATCATGTCCTTCCACACGCGGAGGGTCAACTCGTCCGAGTCAGGCACCTCAACGGAGACCCGCTGAGATGTCCGCCTCTTGTGCTCCGTGCGCTCTGCCTCCATCTGCGCAACCCAGCGACGCACAGCAGGATTGTTCGGGTGCGCCGCCAAGTGCCCCGCAACCCCCTGCCGCCACTGATCATCCGGCATCTCGAGGTAGCGCATATTCTGCGCATGCTCGCGTTGATACATGTAGTCGCCCCACTTCAAGTCGAAGAGAGCAGGATTCGCGATCTGGTAACTCCCTGGGGTAGCGGTCGTTGCGCCACCCCCAAGAGTGATTTCTTGCTTCATCATTTTTTCCCAAAACCTAGTGGTTGTGTGTCGAACGAATCCGTTTTTGTGAGTCAAATTGCGGATAAATTATTCTTCCGCTTTGACTCCCAAAAACGGATTTGGTTTACCCACAATCCTATTGAATTGGTCCGGACAAGATGAATTCGCTCAAGCAAGTTATCATCAACGCTGTCGTGAAGGTTTCCACTGACCCCAAGTATGAGGGGAAGGAGTACGGAACCTCGGAGGAGGCACGGCGCGACTTTATTAAGGCACTCATCGCAGAACTCTTCCCTGAGTGCCCTGATTGTGTGATTCCGGGTGATGTGCAGTCCCCGGCGGTTGTTGCAGTTGCAGAGGAGAAGGACGGCGGTGGTCCTGTTGGAGAGTCCGGCAAGGAGAAGAAGAAGCGCGCTCCCAAGAAGAAGGAGGCAGAGGCAGTTGTGGAGGACGCTGCACCGGCAGCAGAGGCAGTGGCAGAGGCAGCACCAGAGAAGAAGAAGCGTGCTCCCAAGAAGAAGGAGACAGAGGCAGTGGTCGAGGCAGAGGCGGTGGTCGAGGTGGTGGCAGAGGCAGCGCCGGAGAAGAAGAAGCGCGGTCCCAAGGCGAAGGCGGAGACTGCGGCAGTCAATCACCCCAAGAAGTTGAACAAGACCGAGGAGAACAAGGTCAAGGGAATCGCCAAGGAGTTGAAGGTGGAGGGAGACGTGGACGTCCTCGCCTACCTCAACGGACTCTCTGCAGAGGAGTACGCAGCGAAGTCGTTTGAGGAGCACGTGCGCGCGCTTCTCACGCCCAAGGAGACCGCGGTGGAGGAGACAGTTGCCAAGCGGGGTCTGCTTGTGGAGTTCAAGGACAAGGACTACTGGGTCGATCCGGAGACCAAGAAGGTCTACTCCACGAACGGACCTGTGGACGAGCACATCGGGCACGTCGGGATGCTGGAGTTTGCCGACATGGAGATTCCCGATCACCTCCCAGAGGACCTCGAGGAGATTGTGAACTAAATAAAAATGTCTAATGTGTGTACTGTAACTTGCATGTTTTTTTGCTTACGGTTTACAGATCTCGCAGTTCGACTGCGTAACAACAATTGGTGCATCGGGCGCCATAAATTCTCCCAACGCACGTTCTTGGTTCGGGAACACACGATTGTCGCGCCCTCCTTGCGCACCATTGACTTCTGCATACTGACGAACAAGAGAGGTATATGCTCCCGCACCATCCTGGCGTCGAATGATCCGAGGAATGAGAATCTCAAATGTCAGCGTAAACGAGGTGGTTGCTACAGAGTCGCGAACATAAATCGTTACCGAGAATGTTCCTGTGACGACAGGCGCTCCGGACAAGGTCTGGGTAACTGGGTTCCAGGTGAGTCCACGAGGAAGTTGTGACGAATCCAAAAAGAAATAGACACGCCCAGTTCCAGATGCTGAACACACGATCGGTTCGATTGCCATGTATTGGTAGGTCACGATCGTTCGAACTGCAGGGGATGTCACAACTGGACCTCCTGCCGTTGTTCTCCTAAATGAAATCACTGGGTCATTCCACGATGCATCCAGAGTTCCAATCGCATTGCCAACCGAACCTTGGACTGCAAAGGCAACATTCGTTGGAGGAACAGGATCCACAGTTCCACTGATGAGTCCGCTAGTTGAATCAATTGAGAGTCCATATGTCGTTGGCAAATTCGAGAACTGATAGTTGCTTACCGTCTGAGTGCTATAGGCAATTCCTGTGACTGGAATGCTCACATTTGCTCCTGCCGAAACAACGTAGGACGACTGAGGAGTTGTCAGAAAAATAGAGTCGGGGACAACTGTGTAGTTGTAGACTTTGGATCCTGTTGTATATCCTGTTGTGGCATCCACGGAAAAGGATCCATTCACAGAAACACGAATTGCGCCAGTCAACAATCCTGCTGCGGAAAGGTTCAATCCAGATGGCAAATTGCTAGAGGAATACTGAATGATTGGAAATCCTGCTAGACTCGTGGCAGAGAACTGAATGGGAGAAATTGAAACATTCTCAATGAAATCGAGAGAAACATCGGCAAATGTGTACGAATCCGGAATAACAACACTCTTCACCGTAGTTGATTTGGTTGCAGAAGTGCCATTTGCAGTCGCAGTAATGGTCGCGGTTGTGAGAGCAGTCGATGTCGTGGGTATCCCCACCAACCGAACTCGGTTCGTCGAAACATTTGACAACGTGACACCGGACGGCAACCCAGATGCACTGAAGACAACATTGCATCCCGACAATGAGTATGCAGAAAAGTCAATCGGGTAGGGGTAATATCCAGACAGTTGATTTGAGAGAGCACGACCAATGACAAAATTGTAGCACGTATCGATTGCAGGGGTTATACTGTAATCAAAAAAGGTCTGGTCGTTCGAAATCGTGTAGGATGCCGTGATCGAATTTGATGCAGAGTTCCCATTCACTGCAGTAACCGTGTATGTACCAGTTCCCGCAGTCAGCGGAGTTCCAGTCAAATACGCGCGCTGGTCTGCGAATACAAAGTTCAACGAAAGATCGCTTCGCAAATTGGGGGAGAAAATTGCTGTGATTGAGGAATCGA